GTCGTTAGCTATGATTGCGTAGCCAACCATGAATATTGGTACAGCTAATATTATAGTCCAAAACTCATCTTTCCACGAGCTGCCAGAAGCGTCTGCCATCTTCGCTTCCCAGTCTGCATCGTTCTGGATCACGTTCATTTTGGCTTCGTGCTTAGCCTGCTTCTCTGCGGCTTTGTTGCTGAGGTAGGTCTTACCTAAATCTGCGATGGGGCCTAGTAATAGTTTCAACATTAGAGAAGTCCTGTTAGTAAACGATGCTGTAGCCAGGGAGTATGCGATCGGGGATTACTTCAAATCCATCCAATACAGCTGACTCTGCAAGGTCGTAAGTTGGGCCTAGTAGCGGCGCGAGTGGGGTGCTCCCCCATTTGTCGGCGTTCATCATGTTGGTAGCAATTGACATGGGGCCATTAAAACCAGACCGATCGAAAATTTCAGTCCAGTACTGGCCCCAGTCCATGCGATCAGATCGGAAGTATCTACCACCGCTCTGGTTGACGCCTGGGAGTACGCCTGCAATCAGGTACTTCGCTAGCTCGCGCAATTCGAGGCTGATCATGGCGAGTGGCATGAAGGCGACACCAGCTAGCGCCAGAGTAAGTCCAACACCACCTAGCTTCTCAAGACCTGTCATCCCTGGCTCAGCTGCTCGTGCTTTAGCCTCGCGAATAATGCCGCCACCAATAGTTTTGGAGAAGGAGTACAAGAAACTCTTTAACTGCCAGATCAAAGCGAAGCGGGGATCGTTTGCCCATGAAGGTCGCTCTGCTGAGTTCGGACGTAACATTGAACTTTCAACGAATCTTGTAAGGCCATCTTGAACTCGACGCCCTGCATCAGAGTCAAACGATCTGCCGTCTGCTTCCCATGCTTTTACATCTGCCGCCGACACGCCAAGGTCTCTTAGGTAACGCTCCGAGCGTGGGTTACCACTATCGTTCACTGCATGGCGCAACATGAACTGTACACCCATGTTAGAAGCGAACTCTCGGGTGAAACGGGTAAACCAATCAAGGCCAATTACTCGGAAGAACTTATCGCCAATGGCTCGCGCTTTAGGGTCCATGTACTCATGGTCAGCGTCGGTCATCATCATGTTTTCCATTGTGCGCTCTGAGGTAACACCCAGATCTTCGCCCAGTTCTTTAGCTTCTATGGGGTTCTCGATGGTGTCCTTCATTGCCTTCCACGCCATACCAAACGCATCAAAGTCTTTACCGTTTAGTACCGCTCCGCCAAGTTCCGTGATCGAGGACACAGTAGCGAGAGGAAGCAGCGTGACCCACTGGAACAACTGCAACCAGCTGTTCGCGGCTCGTAGCTTGGGACCGAGCGGTTTGCGGCTGTAGCCCATGTGTCTCTCGAGCATCGCAACAACTTCTTCTCTGTCAACAGGCGACAACTTGTCGAGCTCTTGCTGCAAAAGGTCAGTACCGTCAGGCGCGCGAGTTGCACGAAGGAACTCGTTACGAGTTGATTGGTCTCGTATATATTCCTGCAACGCTTCCGCTGGGGGTAAGCTAAAGTCTTTTAGTTCGGTAGGGCTCAGGCTGTTTGTAAATACTCGAGCAGCCTCTGCTACAGCTGATGGATCTGTTGCATCAACGTTGATCTCGTTTTCATCGACTATGCGTTTCTGTAGCTGGACTAGTTTGTGTACGGTGTCGCGTATCTGGCTCCCAGTCATCTGAGAGTCTTTGCTGAGCATCAACCCCACAAAGGCTTCTGGGTCCTCTGCAATCTTCGCGAGATCCAAGGCAACTGGGAAATAGTTATCTCTTTTAAGAACTGTGTTACCTGGAGTCTTCGAGATGTAGTTGTCATACAGCTTGCTCAGGAACTCTCGTATCTTGCGCGCATCTTCTGGGAGCTGATCTGTTGGGATATTAGCGTCTCTTGCTGCTTCCAATGTTGCTGTAGCTTCAGGTGTAGTCCAATCAGACCCAAGAATCTTCCGCACTTCGTTCATCATGCGCTTACGAATCGCTGCTTTACGCTTTACGAAACCCATGTCTGAGCCTTTGCCTTCAGATTGAGCAGGTATATACATCATGTCTGCAATCTTGGTGCTAATGGTTCGCAGTACGCCGTCCTCTGTACGAACAAGCTGTGTTGCTTTGCGCACAGTAGGATTGCTCAGTACTTCGTTAACTAATCGAGATAGAGACTCAACACCTTTCTCAAACTTAGACTTGGGCATCGCATCTTCAATAGCTCTGACAAGAGCCTTCTGCTGGAATGTAGCTTCTTTTGTACCGACCTTGTTCTTCGCAGCAGTCCAGTAGCGGCGCTTGTTCTCAGCAAGCGAGTCCATGTACTTAGTAAAGTCTTGATTCTGCGCGTCTTTACCGAACCTACGGCGCATTTCTTGTGACATGCTCTTGAACATAGACACGAGCTTATCTGCGACTTTCTTAAAGTGGCTAGCCGACAAGTTCTTGGCTGGAAGCGTTTTTTTGTAGTATAGATTCTTTGCGTAGATTGCTACTTGGTCGGAATACCATTCCTCAAAAGCCAACTCGTTGTTAGGGTCTTGGTAGGCAGCAGGGGCATCTTTAGCAGAGCGAGCCTTTTCAAACTCCCGCATTAAACGCCGGTACAAAGCTGTGTTATTCAGCGACCCCGCCATCTCTTCTTGGATCAACGCATGGCCCAGCTCGTGAGCAGTGGTCAACGCTGTCTGAAGCTGGTTGTCTGAACGATTGTCTACAAGAATCACATGCGCATCGTTGAAGCCCATGTATCGGCCTAACGCGGTGTTGTTGTCTAGGAGGGCGTTCATCTGCTCGCGTACAGCAGCTGCTACACGGGGGTCTGTAAACATCTCGTTGAACTTAGCCTCTGACATTTGCGCCAGTTCTTTCACACCAAGTATAGAGACAGGCTTTTGTAGCCTGAGCTTTTTAACTAAGCCTGACGCAACTTGTGAAGCTAAGCGGCCAATGCTACCCGCTGGGTAAGTCGCGTTCATTGGGTTGCGACCACCTTTGCTCTTGGGCTTCGCGGATGAGTAGCCCCTGTTCTCGACAGGGCCTGCTTCTATGTTTAAGCCAGAGAGTGGGCGGTCCCCGAGAAAACTCCTTGCGTCTTCGTCAGCCTGCTCTTCAGCTGTGAGTCCAGCACGCTGTTCTGGACGCTCATTCATCCCGCCATAGTAAGTGTCTCTATCATCGGTAATTTCTACGCCAGTAGCGCCGTTCCCCTCGAGGGCGGTTTTTGCATCCTCTGCTAGTTTGCGGCTTTCATATTCATATGAGAATCTGCCGCCAGCATCGAAACTGTCGTCAGCACTCCGTGTACCGGAAACTTTAAACTTAATTGGTGTGCTTTCTTGCTCAGGCGACAGTACCTCTTTCAGTGTCAGTGGTGACTGTTTGGTGCCGCCAGCGCGCAGCGAACTTAGTTTTGTTTCCTCCTTGCTTTTTTGTGCTTGCCTTTGGGAAAGCACAAACTCAGTCAGATCCATCGCTTTGTATTCAGGATTTGTAAAACTATCGGTCGCGCCAAAAAGCAGAGTCGCCTTTTGGTTTCCGTTAGTACTGGCTGCCTTTCGATTTAACTTGAAAAGAGTCTCGATCTGCGCCTTTGTCAGCTCCTGGCCTTCATAGGTGTGTAGACTTACTGCAAACGGGTCGGCTGGGGTAGGCCTTCTATTAGTACTCTCTCTCCAAGCGCCCATTCGAATAGCGCCCGTCTTTTTCATGAAATCGGCGTACTCCCCAACAACTTCCAGCCCTAACACCTCGAGCGCGTCGGATGCAAAAGCTAGATGGTCTTGGCCTGTACCAACAATTTGTCCGCTAGCAGTTAGCCAAGGTGACATCGCGTCGTCGCCGAGGGCAGCCACGTCGTCAATGTCCATTATTACGCCCCCTGCCTCCTTAATGACTTCATCAGTCAAAAGATCTTGAGACAACAGGGAATCGCCAGTTGCTTGGTCACGAACATCATAATTAGAGAGCTGTAGCTCAGACATTATCGCTGAGAATGCAGCGGCAGCAGACTGAGTGGGCCCGCCCTGGTTAAAGTTTGATCCCTCGCGCGTCTGTAGGATTCTCCGACCAGCGTTAACTAGGTCAGCCAGAATTGCGATAGTCTCTTTACCGTCTGGCGCAACAACTGTGACCTTAGCCTCAGCAGAGTCTTTGTTATTGAAGTCATCGTTTTTCGCGACGCGGTCTGCGTCTTTTATTGACTGCGATAAGAACCCGCCGATAGGTAACTTCTGATCTTGTCCCCCAATAGAGAACGTCTCCGTCTCTGGAGTGGTCTCGAGGTTTAAGTCATACGCGCCGTCTTTGCCCTCAGTAATAGTTACCAAAGCTGTAGGGTTCGCCTTCTTTGCTGCAACAGCCGCCTTCAGCAGACTTTCGCTCATGCCGCTGTAGTAATCGCTTTCCCAGTCGATGTCCATCTCATCGCCAAACTCTTTCTTAAAGGCCTTACGAGTGGGGTCGGTGTTCTCGTACTCTCTATCTGTATTTCGTGGGGCGTACTCTTTGAGCTTCGTGGTTTCAGACTCAAATATATCGCCGCCTTCGTCGAACCCAGTAGCCTTGCTACCAAAGCCCATATCTTTCTCGACTTGTTCAGAGTCTTCGTCATTCATCGGACGAACTACAGGGCCTCGCTCTTTCTCGACGCGCTTCTTACGTTCTTCCAGTGCTTGTTGAGCAGATATTGTTTTGAAACTTCCGCCTTCTGGCATCAGCTTGCGAGCCGCGTTTTCTGCCGCGGGTCGATTCTCTTCGGTCGTTAACTCTTCAGAGACTACGCGCCCCTGACTGTCAGTAACCACAACAGCTAAGTTGCCATCATCAGTCTTAACGTTACTGTACCCAAGTGCTGCTTGGAGAATAGAGTCAGAGGCTTCGCCTGCAATTACGTCAGCAACAATCTGCTCGCTGGTAGAAACGATAGTGCCTCGCCCAGGTACAAACGCTGCGTACGCTGGCTTGTCTGATCCATCGATTTGCACGGGAGTGATTGTGTTCTCTTTAGCTCCGAATACGGGTTGCTTGCCAGAAGACCAGACTGCTTGCTTAGAGCTAGTGGAGTCGAGCATTGCTTCGACTTGGCCTGCAATATCGCTCTGTGATTCTTGGGACGTGTACCCGCCGAATACCTCGTCACCGTACTGCTCTTCGTTGACCTGCTGATCAACCTCTGCTTGGCGACCTTTCTCGATGAGCTGATTCGCTTGGCTGAAAATACTACCAACGGTTCCACCAGCACCAGCCGCCGCACCGCCTCCAAAGAAGCCTGCAAACGCGGACTGTGCCAAACGCATCTTCGCGTCTTGGGTGGTGTAGGTATCGTCCATATCCATACGGTTGAGGACACCAATACCTTCTTGAGCGACCTCAGTAGCGCCTTCCATAACGCCGCCTTTAAGCGCGGTGCCACTAATATCTTTGGCGAGTTTGCCAAACAGTGAGCCTTCTTTGACAGCGCGTTTTTTAGCAACGTTGCCAATTAGCTTTAGCATTCCCGCTTCAGCGCCAACACCCAATATAGCTTGAGGAGCAGCAACTAGCGCCGCTCGACCCGCGGTATCTGCATTGAGTTCTTGCCCAACTTCGAGGGCTTCTGACAAGTTGCCGCCAGCGAGCGGTGCGAACTCTGATGCACCTGCGCCGACAAACGCGCCTGCTTTAAATACGCCCCATGCTGACTGTGCGAGTTCTCTTTCCATCGCATCTGCCGTACCGTCAGCAGTTTTTTGTAGAGAGTCTTTTACAATACGGTTTGCTACGGATTTACCGACCTTACTTAATCCCGCTTTACCGACTACTGCGGCTACGCCACCGACGCCACCGCTTGCGATACTAGAAATAGCTGAAGGGAAAACCTCACCGGTGCCTTTACCGATCTGCATGAAAAAGCCTTCGATCGTCGGTTCATTGTAGAACTCTTCGAAAGACTCCATTGTGGAAACAGGGATCGCAGCTTGCGCTTCTTTGATACGGGCACGACGGACATTGTCCTCTGCCGCTTCTTGATCGCCAGTAAGCGTATTGAACAACGCGCCGAAGTACTCGATGTCTGCATCGAGGGCCGCGGCACCCGACTTACGGCCCGCACTAAACGCTTCTGTCAAAGACTCGGGAGCAATTACGCCGACTGGATCTTCGACGTTACCTTGCGCTATGTCCCTGTTACTTGGACCGCCGTCTGGCCCTCGATCTTCAGGGAGATCGAAAGTACCGTTGCCGTAGAAAATCTGGAGTAAATCCTTTTCCACACTTTACTCCCCCATTGCGACGCGGGTGTTGTGGATACCGATGCTCATCGCATTGGCGTACATCTCAGGGTGTAGATTTTTGAGGGCTTGCATCCCGCCTTCTTCATCTAAGATATTGCCGTCTTCGTCGGTGTAGTAGAGCATCGTAGGCTTCTCAGGGTCGTCAACTCGTATTCTGCTTGCATCAAAGTCAGCGGGGTCAACTGCTTCTTCGACTTCGTCTCGGCCCATAAAATCAATTACTGACTCTCTAATACTGCCTGTAATGCCTCGACCGCCAGACTCCTCTCCAGCCATAGCAGCGATTGTTAAACTTAAAGTGGCCGACATACCTGGCATTGCGTTAGCTATTTCCTCGGCAGTGCGATCACTTTGCTTCAACCAAATATTAAATTTGTTGAAAGGTTTGCCTCGGAGAAATTTCGCGGCAGAGTCATAGTCAAAGTTTTCCTCATCTCTTTCTGGCCCGAAGAAAACGTCCTGTGCTCCAGCAAGAACTTCTGCCGCTTCTGTATTTGCTGCATCGTTCCAAGAACGTCTTGTTTTCGCTATGTCATTCCGTAGCTTGCGGTAGCTGTAAGTACGATTGGCGGCTCTGTCTGCTAAAGCAAGCTCGTCTTTGCGGCTCACACTAGGACTGCCTTCAAGTCCGTCTAAGATGTTGACCATCTCAGTAGCCATCTGCTTACGGATACTGACGTCTTGCGATGAGGAGATAATAGCCGCGCGAGCAATTGCAGCGTCTCTGCTCTTCAGGCGTCTGAGGTCACGCAACTCCCTAATGCCTTCTCTCTGGAGCTGGGCTGCAACTTGCGCCTGAGTCTTTTTATCGACCACAATAGTTCCGTCATTAACGCCTTGTTCAATCTCAGATCCGCTCTTGCCTTCTATCTGCTTCGCCACTGGGTCTAAGTCTGTCGAAAACACGGCGACTTGATCTTTTTCGAGGTAGCCGTCAATCATCGCTAGCTCAGCTTTATCTTTGAGAAGACCATCTTTTTCAGGGGGTGGCGTTTCAAAGTTAGGTAGGCTCGCTCGGTTTTTCTCAGTGTTTGCTATCTGCTGTACTAATTCCTCGCGTCGCTCGTCCAACTTCGGGCGGTTTCTCTCCTGCATCCATTTTTTGGGTTTCGGTGCTCTCGGATTCACTGCACCGTTACCTTCGATCGATAGAATTAAACGGCCTGCCTTGGTAGAGCGATCAACGGTCTTCATGTCAAACGCGTTTACAGGTGGGTCTCCAACAGGTGGGTCTCCAACAGGTGGGTCTCCAGCAGTAGCATCTGTGGTTACAGGTGGATCTCCAGCAGTAGCAACAGGCTTACTATCATCAACCGTTTTTTGCGGTCTACTTACGCCAAGGTCATCACCGATTGCTTGCGCGGTTTCCATACCACCATCAGCAATAGCGGTCTCAACGCCTCTAGCTAAACCAACGTTCCCTGTCTGTTGTGCGGTTTGGGAGACAGTTTTTATGTAGTTCTGCTCTGCTAAAAAGTCCTGTTCTTCGTCACGTAAACCCTGAACGCCTGAGTCAGCATCAATAAGATCAAGATTGTCGCGCATGTAATCTGGGTTAAACCTACTAGTATTAACAACGACTTCTGTCTGAAACTTTGAGTTCGCAAGTCTACCCAGCTGCCCAGGTTGAAAGCGTACTACGCTCGATTCTGGGCCGCTCGATCCGTCTTCAGTTACCACACCTTTTGAACCATCGGCATTGGTAACGGTGATGGCATATCCACCACCATCCAGTGCTTCTACGCTTGTCGCTTTTGAGCCTTCAGGTAGGTTCCCGAACTGCGTGGCGAAACCCAAAACAATTTGCTCTGCAGCGCCGAATCGGTCACTGCCTCTTCCCGCGGCAATATCTTCGTTTATCTTGTTGTAATTAAGACCCAGCCTGTCTTGATTAAGGTAACCAGCCGTTTGATAAGTTTTATATATCTTATCGTTAGTCTGTATTAAGAGCCTCTCTTCTTCCTTCGTGTTGGCCCTATCTGAGGTTTCCTGCTGGCGTTTGTTTAGCGCGGCATTGTATTCGTCGTTGATATTGAACTGGCGCTTTTGTTCCTCGAATTTGTCGGTCGCGAGTTTGTTTTGAAATTGCTGCTGGCCGTACTTCATTACTGAGTCCGCGCCGCCAACCAAACCTTCTAGAAGTGCCATAAAATTCTCTCTTTAAAAGGCAAAAGCCATAATTGCCATTGCACCTAAACTACCTACAGTGCTCATAGTCTGTGCTTTGGACGCGGCTTTTGCTGAGTCGTATGCGTTTTTACGTTGTGTAGCGTTACCAGCGGCAGATCCCATTTGTGACAAAGAGGACCGGTTTACACCCTGACCAATATTTATTAGGTCGGCGAGCTTGCCCTGGTTAAGTTCGGATTGAGCAATGCGTGCATCATTGACTGACTGGATAGCGCCAAGTGTGTTGCCTCGTGCTAAAGCGCGCTCTTGCGCCTGCTTTTGTGCTGGCGTTAGCGTGCCACCGTAACGCTCAGCATTACGATCAGAAACACCTTGTGCGATACCGGAAGCAATTGCAGCATTCTCTCTTGAAGAATCTATCAACGAGGTATCAGTAGTCGCCTCTTGAATCATCTGTTCTTCAAAACCCCGATACTCATCTACATAATCAAGATATTCTTGACGTGTGATATTCGCGTACGTTTTTTCGGGATCACTAACGGTAGGTAAGTGATTTATGTAGTCACCGCCTCTGTTGTTCATCATGTAAGGGTTGTAACCACCAAGTACGTTCATCTTTTAACCTCCCGTGAAAAAGTTGGAGTGGTCGAGGCGGTTACCGAAACCGCTTACCTTGTTACCCGCATCATCGACAGGGCTGAAGAAACCGCCTTTGACGGTTTCCATTATTGGTTTTCCATCTGCGTCGACTTTACCCGTGTCCCGCTGACCTGTTGTCGCTTTGTTCTGCATACCTTTCATAAGAGCCGCGCCTGCAATTTGGCCCACAGCGGTCATCTTCGCGTTAGCTACCATCTGCTTGTTCTTAGCACGATTTAAGGCTTCAGAGGTTTGAAGGTTCGCTGCTTGCGCCATACCGGACTGAGCGTCGCCAGCTTGCCCTCGAGCGACACCTAGAACATTCATCTGCTTTTGGTTCCGAATCTTTTCAGCGGATTTGTCAGCTATACCGAGCTGCCCCTGATAAGCCTGAGCTAAATCCTCTGCGCCTTGGCCATCTAGAGCGAACTTCGCCATAGGGCCAGTCGTCAATGCCTGCATCGTGTCAGCGTTGGCTCTGCCGCGCAGGGTTTTATCTACACGATCCGTCAAAGACTCGTCGCGCATCTTCTGTAACAAGGGGTCATACTTCTCTTTGAAGTACGTATACTCGGCCATCGCTACTGAAGCAGATGCCTTCTCACCTTCTGACGGTTTGTAGTCTTGCTTCTTTGGTTTACTACCCATTACAGTTCTCTCGTGTAAATGACCGTATCTTTCTTCCAACCTTCCGCTAGCAGGTATTCTTCTAGCGCAGTAATTGGCGTTCTGACTTCTATATGGGAGAAGTCGTGTTGTTTGGCTATCTGAGCAAAGAAGGAGTAGTACTTGACTACGCAACTTTGCCCTCGGTTCTTGGCCCATGCCAACCAAACAAAAAACGTCTTTTTCCCTGTAAACTCATCCCGCTCTGCGGTGGTGATTACAAATCCCTCTGGTGCTACCCAAAGGTGGGCTTCTTCATTCAGACAAGCGGCGTATACATCCTCTGGTCTAAACGTAAGCTGAGGTTGCTCAGCTAAAATCTCTTCAATACCGCGTTTTACCCAAACCCACTCTTCACGTATGTGAGCGAGGATAGGTTTATCCGCCGTTGCCGTACCTTCTGCGCCTTGTTCTCCAAGCTCCACTTGTACCGCCATATCTCACGCTCCTGCGAACTGCCGTGTCTGCATTACGCGACCTGCGCTCTGCATCAGTGACACCTTGATTAAATAACTGCCCATAAACTGACGCGCTCTGCAGGTCCGACCAGTCTTTGTTTGGGACTCGTAGCAAACGGAACAACGTGCCGTTAACGATCGTGTCTCTGTAGTCGTTCATAACGTCGTTGTCGCAAGCTGTGCTCGTATGTGTTGGCCTAAGAACAGCCCTAACAATCGTGCTACCAACGAGGGTGGCCGCTGGGATCGGGGCTACCAGAAAGGTTTCAGAGGTTTTTTGTACGAAATACTCTGGGACTCCTGACTCCTCGCGCCATTTGGGCAGTCGCTGCTCGAGTAGCGTGGTAGTCAATGGCTCTAAATCTTTACCTTTATGTGTAGCCCATAAAATTCTTCGTACAGAAGTATCTTGAGGGGTTTCAAGGTCATATTCGAAAATGCCAGATACTGTAGTGAGCGGGTCTAACTCGACTTGATAAACATTTGCGCGCTCGCAAAGCTCAATCACAGCCGCCCGAATGTTGCTCTCAATAAGAGTATCTGGACAACCTGGAACCATCGGTAGTATTTCGGGGAGTAGCGTCTCGTAGGTGATCGCCATGTTTTATGCTCCCATCTGCGCTCGACGTTCGATGTTCGGATTACTAATCGCGTCTATCTGACCTTTGCCCGTAACTGACGCCGTGAAAAGCTGGTAGTGGCTGGAAGCACGTTGCTGGTTACCAGCAAACTCAGCGTCTTTCATGTAAGCCATATATAAGACGTAGTTCATTATTGCGTTAGCGAATATGTCTGGAATCGATAGGTTGTCAGAAAGAGTTACCGTTGCTGGGTTTGCTGAATAGACAAGCTCTACATAAGCATTGCCACTAACCCCTGGGTACACATAAAAGTTTCTGGGGTTAGCCTCTTCATACGAGTAGTGCTTTACGACGTTTGTATGAGCAGCATCACCAGTTGTAGCGGGGTCATGCCAATTTGGAGTTTGTGAATCCAAGACCGACAAGTCGACCAGCCGTATAGCGCGTTTACCAACGCCTCCGCTTGAAGCGGACATGTTGCGTATAACCTTTAACAGTCTATTGCCTGCCGATGGGACCTCTTGTTTGGTGCCAGTTGCAAGAGTTACGGTGGTGTTAACGGCGCTTGCATCAGGCTTTAGCAAAGCCACTTCCCGCTGTGCGTCGTTTACCCACAGAACAAGCTCGTTGGTAACAGGCCATCTGACGCCAGTAGTGTCTTGTAAGACAGATTGAACTCTATCGATAACGCTTTGAACTGTTACTGACATTTTCTATACCTATGAGTTAAGTATTGATTCCCAAGCTGCTTCTCGGGCATCTGTATCAACCGTTCTACCAAGCGCTTTGTTAACAGCCGCTGCTTTGGGGTAGCCGTCGGTTTTAAAATTCTTTGGATCACCTTCATCCATCATTTTTTCGAGGGTGGTGACAAGCTCATCGTCAACCTGTACCGAATTTGGTACATCGTTTACCTCGTCAAAATCAGCAATCTCAGCTGTCTCTTCTTCAACATACTTTTCATCGTATGCTTTTGCGCCCATTTGGATGGCTAACAAACCAACCTCTTCGGCGATTTCTCTGGGTACACCTGCTTGAAATAAAACTGCTGTACCACCAAGGGTCGTGACTCTTAAATCTTCACTGCTAACAATCTTCATGATTAGGTCCTATATAAAAGAAACCTCTCCCCCCGAAAGAGGAGAGGATTTAGTCTTGCTTACTGGGCAGTATCTAGAGCGATGATGCCGAAGTCCTGTACGTCGCCAGTGATGTCACTGTTGTACTTAGGCTTACGGAGACCAAAGATCTTGCCTACGCTGATACCAGACTGGTTGCCATAGTCGAAAGTATCTTCAACCATCTCAGGCAGACCAATGTCAGCCAGTGCCAGAGCCTGAGCACCACAGAACAGAGCACGTCCACCAACTACGTCAGCGTCAGCACCCCACTTGTAGCCAGCTGCGCCAGCGTTAGAGGAAGTACCAGTAGTAGCGCCAGCAGTGTTAAACACATGGCGGAACTCATGGATCATTACACCGTCAACCATCAGGCTAGAAGAACCAGCGAACAAGCTGTTTGACGCGCCGCGTACACCAGCGTTACGAACGTTAGCGATGAAGTCAGCGTCTAGCTTCAGGTCAGCCATTTGCTGTGGAGTAACAAACATGTGGAAAGTTTCTTGGTTACCAGCACCACGAATACCACGGATGTATTGATCTTTGGCATAAGCCTTCAGATTTACAATGTGCTTGTACTTCAGAGTGTCACCAGCTACCAAAGCAGTAGTGTCACCAGCAAGTAGGTCGTCGCCGTCTACTCGACGGTGGCGTGAGGCAGTAGGTGCAGAAACGTCTGAAGCGAACTCAAGACCTGACAGCACATCGCCAGTTACAGCAGTAGCAGCACGCAAGCCGCCGTTGTTTTTGTGAGTGTAAGCAACACCTGACATAGTCAAGAATGCTAACTGGTCACAACGATCGGCGATTGCATAAGCAAGTGCGTCACGAGATTGCTCACGGAAGTTAACGACAGTCTTCTGGTCGGTCATACGGCCAGCGATGCGGTTAGCAAAACGTAACTGATCCAGCTCAATGCTGATGTCATACGCGCGGAGGGCTTCTTCGTTGCCTTCCAGAGTCGCATCACCAGTGATACCGTCATTAGTCATGTCAGCTAGCAAAGTGATGTTAGCTTTTGTACCTTTCTGGTTCTTAGTCAGCTCAGTTACTCGCTGAACCATTGCGTTAGAACCTGAGCCAGCGAACTGGTTGATGAAAGATTGATTACGAGCTACGCGCCAAAAGTCGCGGCTCCAAGTTTGAAGTTGGTCGCCAGAAAGCGTACCGAAATTTGTTAAAGCCATGATGGCCTCCTATTAAATAGACAAAATAATTTATGCGGCACACGCCGCCTTATCAGCCGACTTAAAGGAGCGGCTAATCCGTATTCCCGTATCGTGGGACAACGAACTAGCGCTTATTTACGAGGTGCGACCTCGGCAGGTTTAACGCCTTGTGCAGGCGAGGAGTTACGTTTTTAACGGCTACGGGCCGACCAGTTATCGTACTGATAGACGTATAAATCATATTAGTACAGCTAATAATACAATGCAACCACTATCTCATTCTGGGGTTATACCTTTTTCTACAGTGGCAAGCCTTAGCTTGAGGTTATGTATGTCATCTAAGAGTTCTTCGCTCTTAGTTATTTGTTTATCGACGAGACCGGCTGTGTATTCAAT